TTAACATAATATACATAATGCGTAGTGAGCCAGTTCTAGTTTAGCCATAAGGAAAGCCACGCAACTCATTGAAATACTTGATAAACCTAGCCCGTTAAACTTTTTTCCGATGCTGTGCCATAGCGTCTGCGCCTCGTACGTTTTGGCTTTATCCATCGCCAAACCGACTAACGCCTTTTCTTTATCTTCGCCAATTGCCTCAGCAAGCATAAGTATCTGATGTTCCTTAAGAAAGTTTCTTCCTTTTCTTATATCTGTCAGCATTTGAGGGCTTATCCCTAAATCATGTGCAATCTGCTTGTATTGCACATATTTCATTTGTGCTTTGTAGGCTTCTAGCAGTTGGTTTGTATACATTTTTAAAACTCCATCTTTCGATACTTGGATCAATCATAGCGCATTAGCACGTAAATTGACGTATTTACAATATGTGAATTTACATATTTACTATATGTGAATTTACGTACTCAACACCCCTAAGAGACTTAACAATGGCTTTTGAACTTAATAGACCTCAAAAACGTCCGGTTTACTTCGAGCATCATTCAGACGGCTTTTGGTGCTCTATTGATGGTCAGCCTGAGTACTTCAAGTCTAAACAGGAAATGTATCTGTTTGCGTGTGGTGAGTGTCGTGAACTGATTCAAATCACGGATGAAAATGAACGCGAGCTTCGTGAGTCTGGCGCGTTTGATGCGGATTACTGCGATGAATAGAACTCTTATCGACTTTGTGAGCTTCTCTGGCTCTCCTGAGTTATTAGAACGCTGTAAAAATATGGCTAAGGAACGTTTTGCGATCACTCAAATCAATGAGTTTGAATCACAAAACGCCGTGGCTATCGCACATCGTGAGAAAACGAAAATCGCCTACTTTATGGAAAATTTGGCGGAGGTACTTGGCTGTGATGAGCGTAGTGAATTCGCCAATAGTGATCTCTATTTTGCGGCGGCGGACAAAGAACTAAAGAACGCCAATTTAGAAATCGCCACGGATAAGACGTTTAAAGAGTGTTACGACAGTCTGATTTCCAACATTGGTATCGATATGTTGGACGTGCTTTGTCACGGTGAGGTGGAATCGTTTCTTGAGGTACTTCAGAACGAAATCAGCTATGAGGGTAATCATTGGGAAATCCAACGTAAAGGCGGCGGATTTTCTGGTTATCGTCATTCGGCTAAGTTGCTTTGTAACGGTACGCAAGCGGGTTTAGTGGCATGGGGCGCGACTAACTTTGGCTTTTATGTATCGTTCTCTGGTAAGGGCTGCGAGGCGGTTGATATGGCAAAACTTCAACATGCGCTTAAGCAGATTCCTAATACCAAGTTGACCCGTGTTGATATTGCGTTGGATGACATGCAAGGCAATGTGACGATTGATGAAATTAAGGAACGTTATTGCAACGGTGAGTTCATTACTCGCGGTACGCCTCCCTCATGGGGTGAGTTTTGGGGCGGTCGCGGTATGAGTAAAGAAGACCGTAGAAAATGCGGTTTGGTTCCTGATGCGGGTCATACGTTTTACGTGGGTGCACGTGAGAACGGCAAGATATTCCGCGCCTACCATAAGGGTGCACAACTTAAGTGTAAGGACTTCCCAAACTGGAACCGTTTCGAGGTGCAAATTGGTAATCGCTTCCGTGTGATTCCTTTGGATGTACTGACTAACAGTGACCAGTATTTTTCGGGTGCGTACCCTGCTCTATCGTCTTTGATTCCTAGTGTTGCCCCTGTTGCGATTCCAACGGTTAAGGTGCAATTCAAAACAACATTAGAGAACGCTATCAAGCATGCGAAAACGCAATACGGCAAGTTGATTAACTTAATGTCACAGCTTTACGCCGATGAAAAGAATTCGCATGAAAAAATCATTAAGCGTCTTACTGACGGCTTAGATATTACGGATATCCCCGACCGGATTAACTTTCCAGTCGGTCGGGCTTTAAACGCAATCAATCTGGAGTAAATGAAATGAGTAACACAATTACTGTTGTTGTCGCTGGCTGTGAGCATTCGGTGGGTTTGTCCAAAAAGGACGATACACCATATAACTTTGCTCAACTTAATATTCTCACACCTAACCAAGGTTGGAAGTCAGCAAAGGGTCAGTGTAAGGCGTATGGCCTGACACAAAAACAAATGTCGATGTCGGCTAACCCTGCTCTGCTTGCTGAGTTTGACAAGATTCAAAACCAGTTCCCTGTTAAGTGTGTTCTGACTCTTGAGCCAGACCCTGAGAACCCTCAGCGTAACTTAGTTACTGATTTCAAAATTGCGGAATTAGAAGACGAATTATGACTCTTTCAGTCTGCGCCGAAATCCTCACTGATGGAACGATTAAGGCTTTCCCCTACGAGCCCTTAGCCAATTGCACGTTCGTTATGGTGAGCAATGACGACTATCAGTTGATGAGTACCAGCGCAAGCTTGGAGTTTGATATTGATGCAGCATTTTACGCGGAAATAACGGGTTATTTGCTGCTCTCTTTCGTGTCCGGCCATGTGCTAGGACGAATCGTTAAAGGGCTTGGTAAAGCCTAACTTTGTAAAAACCTTTTGGAGATATTCCTATGAAAAAACTATCTGTACTTCTAGCAACTGCGGTTGCATCTGGCTCTACGTTCGCAGCTGACCACTCTGCGGCTATCGGTACGGCGGTAACTGAAGGTCAAGCAAACTACACATTAGTAGTGGTTGGTTTGATTGGTCTAGCGGCTATCGGTTTCGGCCTTCGCATGATGATTGGCGCGATGCGTTCGTAATCACTATGCAGGATTTATATACCACCACTATCACCTTGCTTTTCGCTCTCTCGATGTTTGGTGGATTTGTCGGGGGTTTTAAGTCTGGTATCAACGCCTCCTAGTGGGGCGTTTTTTAATTCTAGGAGTTTCAATGAGTATTAAACAAAGCATTGCGACACTGTTGGTATTACTGAGTTTTTCGTTTAGTGCTTATTCTCAAGACATATTTGAGTGGAAATTTCATTCATCTAATTCATATTGTGGTTACGACGTCGTATATGCAGATGCTTCTTTTGCTTCGTCATTTTCTTGTTCTCATCCTACTATTGGTGAATATTATGATTGTAGAATTGAGGGGTATTCATCACAAAGGAATTTTGTTTGTAGTCTAGACGATCGAGGTAAAACACATGCCGTTTCTCTGGCATATCTTTATGTATTGGATATTTGCCCCGATGGTACGGAATTAGTTGATGGTGAGTGTGTTGAGCCTCCACCTCCTCCGTTTTGTTCTGAGCCTTCGACAATACAGCAAATGAGGGATTTTGAATCCAGTTGCTTTGATGACGGCGGTTCTCCCACCATTATTTGTAATGATCAAGTTGACCCGCCAGATTTCCGTATGTCTTGCGATATAGAGCCGCCTCCACCAACTGGCTGTGAGCCTGGTTCCCCTTCGTTTCCTGCTTGTTTGGATGATGAAAACAAATGCGACGAAAATCATCCTGATTGGGATCCAAGATACGGTATGTGTTGTTCACCAGAAAATAACTACTGTGACGTGCCGCCTCCTGAGTCTTGTACTATTTTTTCCGCTAACTATCCGGCCTGTATGGGTGACAATGATATAACACCGCCTGACAGTGGTGATTTGGGCGACCCTTCTTTTCCAGATGGTGGCGGTTCTGGTGGTAACGGCTCTGGTTCTACGGATTCAAACAAACCTCAACCGGATGTCGATAATACCAGTGATGAGTTATCCGCTATTAAGTCAATGAATGATGATTTGAACTCTCAGCTCAATGCTATCAATAACGACATGAATAAAAACCAAGCGGAAACGAAATCCGCTCTCGATGCACTTAAGGCTTCTACAGATTTAAACACCCAATCGGTAATTGATGGGGCGAATCACGTAGCGGGGGCTCTTGATGGCCAATCAGAAATGCTTTCTGGAATTGGTAACAAAACCAATCAATATTTGAAGTCAATTAATACTCTGTTAAACAATGGCTTTGGTGAACTTGCTAATGGGCTTAATGGTGTTGGTTCGGGTCTGGATGGTTTATCCGCTACTAATCAACAAGGTTTCGGTGATGTTATTTCTGCTATTGAGGGTTTAGGCGAACCAATGGTTAACGGTGGCAACGGCTCACCAGTGATGGAATTATATTCCGGTTCAGCTTATACAGCGCTTCAAGGTGAGGTCGATATATTAAAAGCTGAATATGAAGATATGCTGAATCAATACAGAAGCTATTTTTCATTCAGTCAAGCTGTAGATGGTGGTTCCTTTAATTCACATGATATTGATTTAAATTGGCATGGTACGGCAATAAATAAATCTAATCAGGTCATGGCGTCGATGCGCGATAATGCGGGAATCATTTCAGCGGTGGTTTTATTTATATTTGGCATGATGGGAATTAGAGCGATTTCGGGGGCTTTCTAATGATTGAGTTTTTTCAATATTTCGCGGATTGGGGCGACACGGTATTAAATTATTTTACAAATATAAACGGATATTTCGATGCGTTTTTTATTTGGCTCCAAACGTGGTGGATAAAAATGAAATTCACGGTAACGATTGAGTTTCTGAGAATCTCTTATCTTGTCGCCACAACCTTATTAGAAGAAATCGGATTCAGTTCTTTATTTAGTGATTTATTTAATGTGCTCCCTGCTGAGCTTCGCTATTGGGGAATATTGTTTAAGGTTCCCGAAGGTATGGCGCTCTATGCCAACTGTGCGGCAACTGCAATGGTAATGAGAATGTCAAGGTAATCATTATGGCTATCACTATTCGAACGGGCGGTAATGGCTCGTATAAGTCAGCGTATGCGGCTTGGTTTGTTATCCTCCCTGCTCTTAAAGCTGGTCGGGTTGTTGTGACCAACTTTGAGGGAATGGAACCTTTAGAAGTTATTGAGGAACGTTTAAACATCAAGTTCCCATCCTCTACAAAGCTTATCCGTATTTTCTCGCGTTCGGAGGTTGGGATAGACTTGTGGCAACACTTCTTTTGTTGGTGTCCTCTCAATGCATTAATTGTTATTGATGAGTGTCAGGATATATTTTCAAAGAATGTGGGCTTTGATGGTAAGAAAATAAAATACCGTCCTTTGGATGAGTTTTTGCCAAACCTGCCGCCTTGGTATAAAGAATTTTTCGATTCGCGTCATATCCCTATTGATGTTAATTCCCTTAAGCCGTCTGAAATCGACGATTTAGGTCAGGCCGAATATGATAAGGATGGTCGGATAATATATCCCCTAACTTACAACGAGGGCTTTATGCGCCATCGTAAATACAACTGGGATATTGAATTGCTTTCCCCTGACTGGTTGCAAATAGATAGCTCTATTAAAGCCTGTGCGGAGCAAGCATTCTTTCATAAAAACAGGGATGGTTTTTTCTTCGCTAAACGTAAACCGTGGATATACAAACATCCTACCAACGTTACTAAACCAGTTATTCCCCAAAAAAAAGACGCTAACTTATTTACTAAGAAAGTCCCCTTAGAAGCGCATTTGCTTTATAAATCTACGGGGACGGGTGTTGCTACAAAATCGGGTGGCTTAAATACATTATTTCGTTCACCGAAATTCTTTTTAGCCTTATTTCTAATGATTGCTTGTCCGGTATATTTTATTTATGGCGCTATGGATTTATATCTTGAAGATGAAAGTGAGGTTTCACCAGATGAACCTCAGACGCAGATTGACGGCCAAATTGTGGAACCTTCTCCGGTTGGGCGGACTTCGCAAGGTTCTCAAGGTAATACTGTTTTATCTGGCGGTGGGAATCCTAATCCGAATAGCCAGCAAGGGGTTAATAACAGCTCTCCTTATGTTCCAGTAAACCAAGTGCTCTACTTTGAGGGTTTGCAATCGGCCTACCTGTCCGGCTTTCATAAGCGTACTAACGTAAGGGTGAAAAATGGAACACAGATGCGATCATCTAACTTCGATATCGTTATCAATGCCTATACCGATGATGGGCTTTATTCCCTTAACAAGCGTTATCTCGATACCGTCGACGTTACCTTTGAATTGATTGATGAATGTTTGATGGTGCTTAAGCAAGGTCAGTTAAAGAGTTTGATTACTTGTGAGCCGTCGAATCCGGTTCAGAGTCGGGAACGCGAACCAATAGAAAGTGATGTGGCAAGTATTGGCTCTTTGCGCAGTCAGGCCATGAGCGACAACTCTTTTATTATGTGAGGTATTTTTGATGGATGAATATGTAACACATCAACAGTTGATAGAAGTAATTGAGGCAATGTCCTCGATGTCACTTTTCGATATGTTTCTTGGTGGTCTTTTCGGTGGTTTTATAGGTGCGATACTTACCAACTGGTATTTGCTTAAAAACTTCGACCCGAAGGGATAAGGAGTTGCGGAGCGACGACGAGGCACCAAGCCGCCCACTTTACTCAAATATCCTCTAAACCTAATCGGCGCGGTTAGCTTACTAAATCCAATTTATAAGCTGCCGCCCCCCTTCCTGCTAGACCTTTACTTAAGTTACAGGGCACTGCCAGTGTCAGGTTCAATCATATCTATTCCATAGTGCTCTAAATCAATCGAGTGTCGAGATTGATTTCTCTCGATAGCGGCTAGGACAAATGACGACGACGAAGACTGAGGAGGAGGAATGCGGACGTGCTGCGACCGCCCCGTATAGTAATACGGGGTGAAAGTCTCCCCCCCCGTATCTTAAACTTTTAACCTACTATTTCTTATATTTTATCTTGTGCAGTGCCCTGACGTATTTCATTAACTTCGACACGATCATTGCGTCCGGTTCTGCTCCAAGTTCTAACAGCGCAATCCCTGTGAGAATTTGTTGCGCTGTCACTAGCTGCCCGTTTGGAAGCTCTAGGGCATTTTTGTGCATTTTGAAGTTTTCCCAATCTTCGGAGGTGGCTAGTTCCCTCCCTTTGGTCATCCTCATTAGGCGTTTGCATTCGGGTGGTATGGGTTTTCCGCTATCCCAATTTTTGACCACCCTCACAGTTTTAAAACATAGTTTTGCGGTTTCTTCTACGCTTAAACCACATTCAAATTCACGAAAAACGTAATTCTTGCTCATTTTTCGAAAGTTCGTCATACAAACCCTTATAATCAAAGGGTTGTATATGTAATCGATATGAGATTCTATGTAATTGTTTTTCTTCAGTATTCAACATAAACCGACATAATGCGTAGTAAGGAGTTAAAAGATTAACAGTGCTGATGTCAGCTTAATTACACCGTATTTGGCTTTTGCTTCTTTAAAGGTTTTATCCGCTTTCTTGCCTGGACCATGAATTCAACTTCACCACGACGTCCAATTTTTTAAAAACCAGTCATCAGCTTTAAACGCCGATTAAGTTCTTACACTGATTCTTTTGTTACGTTCGACACCATGCACGTAGGCTCTGCATCTTGCTTATTCATCTTGTTCATTCAAGTAACCGAACAGCTGGATTGATTTTATATTGCTTGCCTACAACATTCTGAGCTAACAAGATCCTTGAACCAAAGTTCGCTCGGTTTATCAGTTCAAGTTGGCGTTCTTAAAGTTCTGATACTAATTCGCCTGAATATTCCAATTAAGCCATCTTTGAGATTGAACTTCTTACGCTCTGATTTTATAGCGTTCTCATTGTGTAGATACGCTCTCAACATTTCTGACTTGCCGAATTGCTGGCGATCAGTGAAATGTTGTCTGCTGCTTCTTATGAACTGAAAGCGCTTTGACTTTAATCCGGAGTTATTGACGGCGTCACTTGCACCAAGTTCCTGCTGCGTATGGCTCTTGGTGTTTCTCAAATGTCGCCTTCATTTCTATTGTGAGCTTACCAGCAGGATGTGCGTGCGCGATTTGTTTGTAGAAAGTTCCCGTTCCTAACTAGTGTGACATGTGGCACTCGTTGCAACACCAATAACAACCATTTGACTGGTCGTATTTTTTCTTCGCTTCAATGACTGCTTCAGCACAATTATCAAATAAGCCTAAATAAGTCTTGGATTGGATTCTATCAAAATGAGGACAACCCGAGTTATGGACCTCATAGTCACCACTATTATGGACCTCGTGGTCGCTATTATCTTGAGCTATATCGCTTACGTAATATGCTAGTTTCATTGTCTAGCCCATCTTGTTAAATGTGATATTCAAGATAAATATAGCTGAAAAAACCAGACTGAGAATACTCGCCATATGCAGATCCCACCTCTTCCTAGAGCTTGCGAGAATCTCGATAACATTAAGTTACGCGGTCACTAATGCTTATAATTGTCAGGATATTAATTGATGTTCTTTGGAGTTAAATGTCTGACTTCCCTGCTCTTTTTTTTGCTTCAGAGCTAAGTCGTTTTGGTTTGTTCTTCCCATTGGCCGTCGCCCGAAGGAACTGGAAAGATTTGTGTACTGGCGTGACGAACATCGTCAGTTCGTGGAAATGTACGGACACATAGGACAACCCAAGGTCTATCCCGCAAAAGAAAACGTCTTACCGTTTCGTGGCGCCGTTGAATGAAAGCCGTCGTGTGGGTTCCAAGTACAGATATGCGTTAAGCGACTCTTTGAACCTTTATGATTTTTGTTACAAACGTAGCGGCTTTCCCTTTTAAGTTCTCGGCGTGATAAGACTCCGGAAAAACTAAGTCTAAATTAATGGAGTCTCCTGTTTTTGCGCCAATCAAGCCGCTTTCAAAGCCATCTATCATTCTATTAGAACCAATTTCGATTGGAAAATTCTCTGCCTTTCCTCCCTCGAATGGTTTGTTATCGATAAAGCCTTCGAAGTTTATTATTACTTTGTCCCCAAAGCGAATTGGGTCGTATACTTCTACTCGCTTCTCGGGTGCAAGTTTTGTGGGATGCTTTTGCTGTTCGGTATCAGGAGTCGCGTTCAGTCTTCTGAACGCCAAGGCTTTTCCAAACATTCTAAACGAAACATCTGTAGACTTCGTTTTGCGAATGAATTTGCACTTTTCAGAGATTGGAGTCAACCAAATAGGCTCATAGGTTTCATATTCAGGTTCGGGCATCTCAACACTACATAGATTTCGAGATGAATCCAAAATTAAGTAACCAAGGAATTCACCAGTAAGATCGAAAGTAACTATGGATTCTTTTTGTTTTTCAATAATACCAACAACATCATATTGTCGGTTCAATATTAAGTTGCCAATCAACCAGCCCAAATGAGCGCCAGTAACGTCGATAAAGTTAGAGCCACTTCTAGCGATGTTGTAAGCAAATTCTATTTTTTTTACCGTGCCTAATGTCAGCTTTCGGGAGGACGGAATTCCACCAAATACAAATCCTCCACCGCAATTGCTAATAGTAGATTGGCTCAATGAAACTTCCGAACCACCTTGCTTAAATAACATTGTTTTGTCGTTAAGTATTTGAAATGAAACACCCTTATCGGACATTTCCAACCGCTCTATTGATAACGGCTTGTCAGCTTCAATGTTTAAAATTAAAGAAAGCTCTCTTGGCTTTGGTCTGAATTCAATAGTGGTCCCCTCAGATTTAATATCAACCTCTCCAACTGCGGCTGTAAACTGGTTTCGGTTTATAAAAGCGACTTTTTTCCCATCTTTATCGGAGAATATGGCATTTACTAATACCGGTTCATCTTGTTCAGCTGGGTACTCAAACCATAAGATTGGTTTACCACATATTTCAACAGCTACTTGAGTAAATTCTATTGTATTACTTCCCAAGCGGATAACGTCATCCTCGCAAAGCTCCAAACGCTCTCTCACATAACCATGTGTTAAGGCAAAAGGTTTCGCTTTTGCTTTCCAAACTGTTTTTTTGGATTTTCTTTTTCCAGTTACATGATGGTGACAACCGCCACACAACAAAGTCATATGTTCAGGGTTGTGCTCATGTGCATTATTAAATTCTGGTTCAATATGCTCGTAATCACAAAACATAGAGCCACATATTACACACCCGTAACCTGCGTCTTTTCTTATTTTCTGTCTAATGTCCTGTGGAATATAGCGCTTTAAGCCATGTTTGTTTTCTTTTTGTTTGCTCATATATTTATTAGGTAGCTTGGTTGACTCGTTCCATAATAATTTACATTCATATGAGTGCATAGGTGATAAAGCAAAAAAAGCCGAACCCCATCGCTAATAAGGTTCGGCCTTTTTGCTTCATTTCTGAACAAGAGAAACATCATATGTGTGTGAAGCCAGTCGAGGTTAATCAACTTTACCAAAGTAGCGGCTCCCTGCTCGCTTATTCATTAGCGAAGCTTCAAGTACCCTACTTTTCTTAGATTTGTAGCTATATAGCAAGGCACCTTGAGCGCCACCAGCTACCATAAAGTTGAGTGTAACGCTTCAAAATGCCGTGCGTAGTGAATCTATAAAGCAGTCTTGTTAGCCCATCACACATTGGCTGATGTGTTTATTAAAAGTGACCAGATCAAAAGATCCTTTAATCTCAAACAGCACCTTACCAACCTCGCTCAGGTAAAGCTCGATCTCACAATCCAGATCCAATGTGCCGGACGTTTCAACAGAGAACGCGTTTACCTTGCTATACGGCAACGATGTATAGTCCACTTTTGAGCCAGTAATCCCCTGAACGTTCGCAGCAATAACTCGTTTGTTGGTGAAAACCACTTGATCGCGGATACTTTTGAAAGCGGCAATGATTTCTTCGCCATCAATCAGAAACTTGTAGAAATCTTCTCTCACCTTCGATTCTTCAATCGGTTTTAGCTTAAACACCGATGAGTTTTCAAAATCGATCAT